AAGTTGATATGTGTTGGATATTTATCAACCTGATATAACTCCAATTTCTATCAAGTTGATATGTGTTGGATATCTATCAACTTGATACAACTCCAAAATCTATCAGCTTGATATGCCTCCGATATCTATCAAGTCGATATGTGTTGGAACTCTTGTCTATCTCTATTTCAAGAGAGATAGACAAAAGTTTTATTCGGTCGAGAAATAGTCTTACTCTTACGAAGTCTTACTCTTTAGAATTCTCCAACCAAGAAAGATTGCAATAAGGACGAGGAAAAGAAGAAGAAGAATTCGAAAACCATGAAGAGTTCCGCTCTCTCGGAGGTTTTCATTTCGAATTTCTTCAACACGAGATGGCACCTCTTCAAGAGACACAAATCCTCCGAGAAGTTCCTTATAGACCTGAAAATCAGACGAATAGGAAATTAAGTTGACTTTCTTTGCTCCAAGTCTCTTCAGTTGCTCCTTTTCCGAATCCGTAAATCCGGTAAAAGACTTCCCCGGTAATGTCTTCACATCGAGAAACACAATGATATGGTCACTATTGGTGCACTCATGAATTCGTGTAAACTGGTAGCCTCCATCTAACAAAGTGTTATCATAGATGGCCCACACAAGAGTATACTGACAAAAGAGATTTGGAGGTAGAATGGAATTCGTCTTGTCTTCACTTCCCGACAGAATCGGAAAGAGATGCTCTTCAGGGGAGAAGTCTCGAAGAGGCTGAAGAGAGCCGGCACAGATAACTGAACACGCTGGTTCCATACATTTCAACCCATGATTGGAGGGAGCGAGACATCCCCCAAAATATGCCCCAATCGTGCCAGGTTCGGGTGTTGGCAGATCTTTAAATCTCTTTCTAACTTCGTCATAAAAGAGAGAGTAAACATCTGTATCATAGAGATCTGAAACATACCGGACAAGTGTCCGATAATCTTCAGCATCTTGTCCGGTGAGACTTCGCAGAGGAAGAGAAGACTTGAGACGAAGACGATCGAGACGCTCGCAAATGTCATTCAGTCGGATAATTCGAAGATTGGAATGGGAATCTTTAATTCGAAACTCCTGAGTTTCTGGAAAAAAGGAGACCTGTTTTGACGTCTGAGACGGTTTCGATTGATGTTTCTTTCTTTCTTTCTTGGGAAGTATTTGTGACATTTTAATCTCTTGAAAAGGATCTTTTTTGCCCCATTTCGAAATATCTTTCTTTCCGTTTCCGAAGAAAAAGTGTCATACTTAGTCTCTGACTTTCGAGATTAAGGATTTCCGGAAAAAACGGAAGGTATCGGAGGAAAAGAAGACATTCGAATCTGAAATTAAAAAAATTGAATCAAGATATTTTGCACGAAGAAATAAAAAGTTTTTCTCAATTCGCAATGGAAGGATTTGTCCCGGAAGAGGAAGAGGTACCTAAAAGAGAACCCTATGATAACGATGTCACACTTTTATATAAGTGGGCCGACTTTTATAAGATTCCAACCAAGTATATTATTGTTACGGAGACGGAGGAGGAACTGAACTATATCGCAATTCCAGGCATCATTGATGAACTTCTTGAAGAAGGAAAATCTCTTTGGGAGATATATTCGACGATTCCGAATATCAATAGACAAGACGTGATCATGTTTGCCTATGAAATCGAACAAGAGAGAGGATCTCTGGATCAAGAGAAGATGCTCGAAACAATTAATGAGTTTCTTTCAGAGGTGTCGGGACAAGAGGGGGGTCTCTCACGTTTTCGAGACTGGTCAGAATTTGTGACTAACTATGAGGTATGGAAACGTGAATTTGACGAATCCCTTGAACATGAGAAAATAATTCTCGAGGATCTCAAGAGAGTTCTCGAGGTCTTGGAAAGACTTTCGCCACTTCCAGTGTCCCCCATTACCTTTGATGAAATTACAATCGAGGTGACACCCCAAATTCTTTCAGAAGATAAGGAACAGCGTCCTGTTGAGCCTCCCGATGGAATTGAAATTTTTAATCGAGCGCGACTGAGTAAATATGTTCCCTATCTTCAGTATAGTTCTTCGACCCAGGATTATTATAAACTCTATCGAGGAGAAACTCTTTATCAAACTCTTCATTATGAAAACATTCTTCCATCGAGTTTGAAGACGCCTGAACGGAACATGATGTTGATGACAGTTTGGACAGGGAAGGGAGACATCAGTGCGGCGTTAAAGGAGTCCTTTTTAAGTGGAACGTACACATTATCAAATAACATTCTGACGATTAAGACACCTCTGACTCCGGAACAGAATGAAACATATGTTCTCGACCGTTTGAAGGAAGCGTTTCCAACCTTAACATTAGATCGTGGAAAGGAAGTTAATGTTCATGGAACCTTCTATATTTATGGGATTGAGATTTCTGAGATCTCTCTTCTTGATATTATCTTGACAGATCCTCTCTTTTATACATATCTCTATATTGATGAGTCCAATCTGTCTTATGCGAATAAGGTCCGTCTCTACATCCACTATCGTCCCGTCGTTGCTCTCTATGATGAAGTGGTTCCTCAAAGTGCAGGGGGATATCGTCAGAAGACGTCCGTTTCCGAACTTCTTTCGTCAACGGTCAATGTTAAGTTGAAACAACTTTATTCGGAAAAGGGAGGGACCTATCGGGAATATGATCCCCAATCTCCTGGAGGTTATCGAGAAGTTGTTCTTGAACCTGGAACAGCCTATCTTCAAGTTCGGATCATTCGAGCGACGTCAAGACGCATTGTCCGAAACTTTGTTGAAATCTTTCGTCGTCTTCTTTCCTTCTATCGAGAGAGGAAGAGAGCAATTGACGATGAGTATCGCGCCGTTATTCCCGAAATCGACACCATCGCTCCGCGGTCGCGTCTTGACACCGTTCCCCGAGAGATTGTTTCTCCAACATCTCCGAGTCCTCGATCTCCTCGGATTGTTCCATCCTCACCGGGAGGAATTGAGCCTTCAGAAAATCTTATCATTGAGACACGTGTCACGGTTCCGGGCCCCGGACGAGGTCGACCCACGGAATCCTTGGCGGAGCTTCAAGCTCTCGCACCTCAACTCTTCGTCTCGGGTTATGCACGAAAAGTCCAGCCCAAATATCAAGTAAGTGCCATCCCGGAAAGTCAAGTTATTCAGGGAGAGGACGGTCTGTATTACTGGAAAGATGCCTACTTCATCAAAGGAGGAGTAAGATATCCTCGTCAGGTTCTCAAGTTTCCTCCCTACTATGACAATCAGCCGGACGTCAAGCCTCCCGAAACGTGGTATTTTGTCTGTTTGAATGATGAGGCCCCGTATCCCGGTGTTACGGAAAATAAGATCGAACCGTCGAAGAAAGGAATCGACAATCGTCAACTGTTTCCCTACATTCCCAAATGTTTTGCCAAGGATCAGATGAATCCAACGGCAAATACTCATTACAATCAATACTATCGGGGAATTCCTCGAAGAAAGGCTGGAGGAGCTCAGAGTGAACGCGGTCTCATTACCGATAAAGTTCTTGAACCCAATGAAACAGGCATTCCCCCGAAAACAATCTCAGACCTTCTTAAAACCTATACGGAACAATCTGGAATCTTCTATCGTTTTGGAGTTCCCCGAAGTAAAAACTCTTTTATTCACTGTGTTCTAACGGCTCTTGATATTAAAGAATACTTCGATCTTCCCCCTGAAAATCGTGAAGACTTCGTCTTAAAGATTCGTCAACATATTTTGGCCACAATTCATCCCGAACTTCTTCGTCAGGAACTGTATGATTTTCGTCGAGAGGACATTATTCGAAATCTCGCCGATCCCAATATCTTCTTTGATCCAAAGCTCTATTATCGGGCCCTTGAGGAGATCTTTGATGTGAATATTTTTGTCTTCGTTCCTCCCTCTTCCGTTGAGAAGTCCGTGGAGCAACTCGAAATGCCTCGAGCAAAACTCTTTTCCGCTCGCCCTTACCGTGAAGAACGAGATACAATTCTCATCTATAAACACACGGGAGCCTTCTCCGAGCCTCTCCCATATCCTCAATGTGAACTTCTCATTGAAGAACTTCCTGACCGGTCCATCTTTAAACGTTTCGGCCCCCAAATGACCGAAATTGTATATGAGGCTCTTCAGAAAATGAATCCAGTCTACTCCTGGACTCTTCATCGGGATGTCGTTTCCGATCCGGAAGGAAACCTTGTCGAAACAGACTTCGTTGTTCCCCGCCTCAACTTATTCTCGGCTGTGGACTACTTCGGACTCACTCAGCGCTCGGCCAAAGCCCAGTTTATCGATGAATATGGTAAACTTCGAGCTCTTCTTGTTCCCACCCCCTCTGGAGAGATTCCTATCATCGTTCATCCATCCCAACCAGAAAATCTTCCCATTCTGGATCGAATCGACCCCGTTCCAATTTCTTACGTTCTGGCTCTCTTCCCGAATCAGGAGCCCGTCGCCCGCTCCACCAATGAAAAAGGCCAAACAACCGGACTCTGGTATTCGGTTCTCGATATTCCCTTCGGAATCTATGTCCCTGTCATTCCTACTTCCGAATATGGTGAGTTAAATCTTGGACCCCCCAATCCGATTATGACAAGTGGAACACCGGCAGTGGCACGTCTTCGACGTCTCCGACGCACTCTTTCTCTTATTTTACAGCTCCTCGAATGGATCTATGTTCTGGCTCAACCCATTACTCCTCAAGAGTTTGCTCGTCAATACTTCACTCTGGGTCCCCCCACCGATGACACAGCAACCTACTACGATTTTAGGTCGATTTCTCATAAGCTTCCCAAGGTATCGACCGCAAGAGAAGCTATTTCAGCTCTTGAATCTCAAGTACCCACTCTCTTCCAAAAAGGAAAGATCGTTCTCTATAGTAAAAAGTTTGCATCCAAGCTTGAACAACATCTTCTCTCCTTTGATCGCCTTTATCGTCCACTTCCGATTCCCCCCTCCAAACCCGGTGAAAATGATTGGCCCCGTCGTACTCATCTCGACGGACTCTTTGAAGATGAAAGCGACTTTCTTTCAGATCCTCACGTTCTTCTCTTTATTGGTGAAAGAAATTTCCAAAACTGGATACAGTCTCTCTCTCGGGCAATACAACTCCATATCCGAACCAAACTTGATCTGGCCGATGGTCTTCTTGAAGAACCCTACCTTTATATCTCCCCAGATAAGAAGATCTACCTCATCCAAAATGTCTACCGGGGAGAGTTTCTGCGTGCAATGGAAGTCGCCTCTCAGTGGACGTTAAATCGAATTAATCCGGGATCTAACGCCCCTCCCTTTCGAGGCGATCTTCTGGTTCATGTTGTCTATGGCATTTCAAAGGCTGAAACACCCATCGTCATTGAAGACCAATCCTATGGCAATCCCGAATATTTACAAATTTTGACTTATGGTCAGCCCAACGAACCCTCCGTTCGATATGGGGCGATGCTTCCTCTTCTTTAATTCCTCAACGGAGGTTTTCTCTCAACAACTCTTCAAAGAAAAAGAAAAGAAGAGAAAGAATTCTTTCCGATGATGAAAAGAGACACCATCTCGCCGCTCTTCAAAGAAAATCCGGACATGTCGATATCTCTCTTGGATTTTAATGACAAGGTTGAAAAACTTAAAGACCGTCTCCGACAACTCCAAAAGTATGATCGTCTTGTCTGTTACTTTAACATTCCCAACTATTGGAAGAAGCTTCGTGAAATTAACCTTCTTCTGGATGACATTAATGACCTCCCCCTCTCTCATGGTCTCCGCTTTATACGAACGGGAAGTTCGTATCCATGGGAACAGCCAAAAGGAGAATATGTTAATCTAAGTACTCTTCTTCAGCGTCTTTCTTCGGATGTTGAGAAATATCTCGACGAGACGGAGAAACTTCTTTCTCAATGTCATCAACTTACCGTCCAACAGTTAATTCGTTTTCAACTCTCGTTTCGAGAACGTTACTATTCGCCAGAAGGAAGTGGCTTTGCTGACGCCAAAAATCGATTTGAACAACGAAAATATACTCTATAATATACTCTAAAAGTCTTCTCTCAATGACATCTTTTGGGAAAAAGATGTCATTGATATTTAACGTTTAATCGAGGACAACAATCTTTGTCGGTTTGTCGTCTTGACGTTTCGTCGGGACGTCGAAGACACTCTTTAAACGAGGAGAATTCGAAACGAGACGATCGGTCGTTTTCTTGGACGGAGAACTTTCCTCCGGAGTCGGAAGAGAAAGAATCTTCAGTCGTGGAAATCGTGTTCTTCGGATGAGATGTCGAACAAGAGAGATGTCTTCACCATCTCGAAGAATGTAGAGCATCATGGTGACCGGTTTCGAAATACTCTTAAACTTACACCGGTTGTGAGGTTTATATCCAACATCTTTAAACTCCTCCAACTCTTTCCGATATGCAACCTCAAACAGCTGATCAATGGGATTAATCATCATATGTTCCAAGTAATACAGGTAGTCGATCTTCTCTTCCTGAGGCGTGGAAAGTTGTTCCAAATAGGTCTCCGGTAGACGCATTTTTAATCCAATCTTCTCATCCGGATTTGGTGTGGAAACAATCAGATATTCAAGACGATCTCCCGGATTGGCCGGCTTGCCTATCTTTCTCAGTTGGTCCGAAAAAACCTTCATAAAGTAGGAATCTTGTTTATAGTTTGCTCCCAGTGTCCGAATGATAATTAAGTCCTTATATGAGATCCGACCCTCGATAAGTTCCTTAACCGCGTCAATAATAATGTCCATCGCCTCAACCATGGATCCCTTTAGAAGAATATGTTTCAGCAGGCGGAGATAAACGTTCCGAATCCATTTACAGTTGTCCCGTCGAGCCAAAATGATGCCGCGTTTAAAAATGTCCTTATCCTCCGTCTTATGCTTTCCGTTCTTATCAATAAGAACGGCCGCATACTTTTTCTTTCGAAGACAGAGAAGACGCATGGCCTTTTCAAACTCCATTCGAAGCGGAGGAGGAAAAAGTCCCGGAATTCCCTTTCTCGGATTGCCACTTATCTCTTCGGAAAGTCTCATGCCCCATGAATGACACTCCTTCGGATCCTTGATGTTAAGATCAACCATACACGAATCCGTATCACCATAAACGATCTTCGACTGATATTTTGTCGCCAGATACTCACTGACCTTCCCAATAAGTTCACGACCCTTATATGTGATGGCCATCGCTCCTTCAATCAAAGGCAGTTTGCCCCCATTAACTCCAAGAAACCCGAAAAAGGAGTTGGCCGTCACTTTCAGTGCATTCTGTCTCTTATCCAAGATAATCTTTGTAACCGGGTCTTTCTCCGGAAGGAGGACCCACTCTCCCGTTTCCTCATTTCGAACTCCGTCAAGAAGACGTCTCACAGCTCGACGACGCTCAACAAGATTTCGAACGAGATGAGGAAGAAGACCTTGGGAAACCTCCGATTTAACGAACTTGAAGTGCCGGTGAACCAGTCTCTTCTTCGCCTTTTGGGATAGCTCTCCCGGTTCGTCATCTTCGTCGATGTCACTCTCCTCTTCATCGGAAGATCCCTCATCTCTCTGCGAATTTTTCGGAGAAACGGGAACTTCTTCCTGGTCAAAGTCGAAAACTGTACACTGGTCATCCGGAATGTCGGTATCAAGTTCAGGAGGAACCAGTGTCGTCCAACAAATATTATACGCCTGGATAATCGAGGGATACAACGAGGCAAAGTCAAGACAAATGATATTTTCATAGAGTCCCGGTATCGGATCATAAACAAAACCTCCGGCAAATCGTACATGAGGCACAACCCGATCATCAATGACATATCCCCTTTTAAAGGCAAGATCATAGATTTGAGAAAAACACCTCACCTGCTGTCCACGTGTAAACAGATCCATAACCGTCACTCCAACGATGTTTGACAACTCAATCAAACCTATCCAAACATTTAAACGGTCAAAGAGCTCAATGACAAGCTCAGAGTCTTGAATACAATATCTCATCACGCGAGTCATCTCTCTCTTCGCCTTGACCAGTTGTTCTTCGTTCTCTGGTTGAGCCAATGCCATCTTCATCTGATCATAGATGGCAAACATCTCCGCTGCCTTAATATCATGTTTGTCTCGATTCTCTCCCAAAAAGGTCCGCGACACCGTCCCCAAATCATACTTGTCCATTTTATAATCCCGTCGAATGAGAGGATAAAGATCAATGTTAATCCTCCCGTCCATCAAAAGTATGTTAATGTCATTATGTCCATAGGCTCCCGACTGCGATTTCAGTGTCGGAATCTTTCCAAGAAGACGACCCATCGGCTGCCAGGTCTTGACTCGCCTCTTCAATCGAGCATCAAGATAGGAATAGTCAAATCCAAGAATGTTGTATCCCGTGATAACCTCCGGATCAAGTTCCCTCACAAGACGTGACATCTCATTGATGAGCTCCTCCTCGCTCTTTACTCGAATAACGGTAACTTCGACATCGCCAGGTGTCGGCTCGTCCGGATCTCCCTTTTTCGGTCCCGGTCGTCTCGGCGATAGTTTCACGTCATCACAGTCACCCAAAAGAATGGCATATCGCTTTCTTGTCTCCGGTTGATTCGCCCGTTGATAAATAAGCGAGATAGCATAGGCAACATGAAGAGCACTGGTCTGATTCGGCATGGCCTTATAATTGGGCGAATAGCACTCAATATCAAAAGCCAGAATTCGAGGATATGTCACCCATCCCTTCGTCTCCTCCTCCGTCAAGGGAGTCAAGGTTCTCCAATTGCCAATATACTCTTTCTCCAGTGTTGAAATGTGTTCATCGGGAGGAACCTCTATCGCCTCAATCGTAAACCACTGAGAGTAACCGCAATCTCGAACCGTCAAAAGCTTCCGCACAATCGAAATCGACGTCTCCCACACCAGAAAAAAAATCATGCCACCAAGATCATCAATCCGATACGACTTCTTCGATAAAAGTTTCTCACAGTGTTGCAGAGACTTTAAGTTCTTAAAGAAGAGACGCATCATCGGATATTTCCTCGTACCCTTGTAATAGTACAACTTCGACAGATAGAGAAAGTTATAACCAATTGGCATATCCTCTTTCAGAACTTGACAGAGCCACTCAAAGACTCGCCGGACAGACTCCCCAGTCCACGACATCGGCTTCATATTAACATAGAGTGGCAACTCAACATGACAAAATGCCGGAAAGTCCTCCACACGAATTAAAAGTGGCTCCGACTCGCGATTTAGACACCACGCGTGAATCGCCACATGCTCATCATGAGTAAAGGCATCTTCAACCGTCCAATCATATGCATGAGCTGTAACTTTACTCGCCATCTTTAACCTCTCTCCTTTCCAATAAAAGTTTCATAAAATCATTTTCCTTCACAACTGCGTCCTTTCTTCAATTATAACGTATGAATACTCCGTATTGACGGCGCAACCTCAATTGGACTAAACATATCAACACACTCAGAAGACACCTTCCCTCTCTTATCGAATCTCGACTCAGGAGGAGAAGAAAGTGCTGGTCTCAGAAAACGATCTTTCAACTCTTCCCGAAAACAACAGATCAACTGTTCCGTATTGTAGTCTCGAATATAGAAACCCGGACCCGTCGCAGACTCCAGTCTCCGATTTCCCGGTAAAATCATATCAAGATTTGACACGGAGCTCAAAATGACATCATCAATCACATACAGATAGTCATCGGTAAACGCCTGCAGTTGAGCTGCAAGTTGCTCCAGTGAACAGTTACACGGAAGTGTAATTTCTGTCTTCCCTGGAAATGTTAACTTCATCCTTTATACGGCCGGATAGATTAATTTTTTTTGACTTCCGTTTGTTTTAATTTTCTCTCTCTCTCCTTTCTCCTTTAAAATGTAAAGTTGAATTTAATTTTCTCTCCCATCTCTCTCCTCTCCATTCTTCTCATTCTTCTCATTCTTCTCATTCTTCTCATTCTTCTCATTCTTCTCAATACAACAATTATCAAGAATGAGAAGATTAATCTTCTTACAAATACAGAACCGGTTGCTCGTGCTCTT